GCGGTGGTGGAAAAGGAGGAGCAGGAACTGCTGGTTCAACAGGAACTGGCGGAGACGGAGGAGCTGGAATTTCAATTAGTTCTACATATCCAGGAGCACCAGTAACAGCTGTAGGTGGTGGCGGTGGTGGTGGATCTCAATTTTGTGCAAGTGGAGATGGCGGAACTGGTGGCGGTGGAAATGGTAGAGGACACCCTTCACCTTCAAATCCAGGTTCAGATGGAACCGCAAATACAGGTGGTGGTGCTGGTGGTTCTGGAGGATCAGGACCTAGTCCTAGTACAGTGCCAAGTTTTAGCGGTGGCTCAGGAATCGTAGTAGTAAAAGAATTAAACAAAGCAAGTGGTGTGTGGTCAATGCAAAGTCAATTTCAAGCAAGAAAAAATGGAACTTGGGTTCTTACTCCTGTTACTTATACAGGAGTAAATTTTATGGTCGTTGCTGGTGGAGGTTCAGGTTCATACAATGCAGGTGGTGGTGGAGGAGCCGGAGGTTATCGTGCTGCTGGTTATGGACCAAGTCCATTAAGAGCTACGGCATTAAGTTTAGAAGAAGGAGAATACACAGTAACTATTGGTGCTGGTGGAGCTCAACCAGGAACTGCAAACGGTTCTAATGGAAGTAATTCAATATTTGGAGTAGGTGGATCTGAAGGAACTACAATGATTACTGCAACTGGTGGTGGTCGAGGTGGTCAAGATGACAACTACGCTGGAGGTGACGGAGGATCTGGTGGTGGAGGTGGTGCTAGACCAGGATCACCTGCTTTACAAGGTGGATCAGGAAACACTCCTCCTTTTAGTCCTCCTCAAGGAAATGATGGTGGTGACGGTGTAGCCGCAACGCCTAGAGGTCCTCAAGGTGGAGGTGGTGGAGCCACAGCAGCTGGACAAGCTGGACAACCAAGTGTGGGTGGAGCTGGTGGTGCTGGAGCACCTAATTTAATTAACTGTGGAGCAACACCTTTTTCTATCACTACATTTGCAGGTGGAGGGGGTGGTGGTAGTTGTTCAACAGGTGGAGCAGCTGGAACTGGTGGTGGTGGAGCTGGTGGTGGGCCTAGTGGTGGAAATGGAACAGCTAATACTGGTGGTGGCGGTGGTGGAGCTAGAGACGGTGGACCAAGTGCAGGAAATGGTGGATCAGGAGTTGTAGCCATAAGATTTCCTGCTTGTGCAACATTAGCAGTGGCTCCTGGCACAAATTTAACAGCAGCACATCCAGGTGGAGAAAAGGTTGCTGTATTTACAGTTTCTGGAACATTGACAGTTTCATAAGAAATGTTATATTCTGTTCATACAGATACATGAACCTAACAAATTATTATTGGTATTTTCAATCAGCAGTTCCTGCTAGAATTTGTGATGAAATAGTTAAATATGGAAAATCTATTTCTGATCAAATGGCAGTGACAGGTGGATATGGAGATAAAAAATTAAATAAAAAACAACTTAAAGATTTAAAAGAAAAAAGAGATTCTAATATTGTTTGGATGAATGATAGATGGATATATAAAGAAATACAACCTTACGTTCATCAAGCAAATGCAAATGCAGGTTGGAATTTTAATTGGGATTGGTCTGAATCTTGTCAATTTACTAAATATAATAAAGGTCAGTTTTATGATTGGCACTGTGATAGTTGGGATAAACCTTACGCAAAAGAAAACGCGAATGATCCCTCTCATGGTAAAATAAGAAAATTATCTGTAACAGTTACCTTGTCTGATCCTAAAGAATACAAAGGTGGAGAGTTAGAGTTTGATTTTAGAAATATGGATCCTGATAAAAAACCTAACATTAAAAAATGTAAAGAAATATTACCAAAGGGATCACTAGTTGTTTTTCCTAGTTTTGTTTGGCATAGAGTATGCCCAGTAAAAAAAGGATCAAGGTATAGTTTAGTAATATGGAATTTGGGATACCCGTTTAGATGACTTTTCCAATGCAACTACAATTAGAGGAGTATTTTAAATGTCCAATATGGTGGGCAGATGAGCCTAAATTTGTAAATAAATTAAATAAAGCCTCTGATCTGTATATTAAAAAATCTCAAAAAAATTTAAAAAAAACAATTGATGAAAGGAATAAAAAATTTGGTGATAAAGGAGATATGGGTAATGTATTTCATTCTACAAGCTTAATAGATGATCCAAAATTTAATGATTTATTACAATATATTGGTGCAACAGCACATAATTTATTAAATGAAATGGGTTTTGATTTAACTAATTTTCAAGTGTTTACAACAGAGATGTGGGTTCAAGAATTTGCAAAAAAAGGTGGTGGACATCACACATTACATACCCATTGGAATGGACATATGTCTGGATTTTATTTTTTAAAAGCTAGCGAAAAAACATCTATGCCAATATTTGAAGATCCAAGAGCAGGTAATGTTATGAATCTTTTACCAGAAAAAGATAAAACAAAAATAACTCAAGCAACTTCGCAAGTGCATTTTAAAGTTATACCTGGTCGTATGATATTTTTTCCATCTTATATGCCTCATTTATATAGTGTTGATTTAGGATATGAACCGTTTAGATTTATACATTGGAACTGTCAAGCAATACCGAAAGGAGTACTTAATGTCGTTCAAAAAAAATAAATATAGTGTTTTAAAAAAAGCAATAAGCAGAGAGATGGCGGATTTTTGTTATGCCTATTTTTTAAATAAAAGAAATGTTGCAAGATTTTTATTTGATCAAAGATATATATCACCATTTACAGAGTATTGGGGTATATGGAATGATGAGCAAGTTCCAAACACATATTCACATTATGCAGACCTAGTGATGGAAACTTTGTTACAAAAAGTAAAACCAATTATGGAAAAACACACAGGTTTAAAATTATCAGAAACATATTCTTACGCTAGAATATATAAACAAGGCGATATTTTAGCTAGACATAAAGATAGGTTTAGTTGTGAAATATCCACAACACTTAATCTTGGTGGCGATGACTGGCTAATATATTTAGACCCAACAGGTAAAAAAGGACAGGCTGGAATAGAAGTAAAACTAGAGCCTGGAGATATGTTAATATAT